CTCTTGCGTGGTGAGGGATCTAGGTTGTATTCCGTACATATTTTTCTCCATGCCTCGTCTGCTGAGTGAGAGGTCTTCATTATGTGAGTTAAGAATTCGACGCGGTCACGATAGGCCACAAACACTTCCGTGCCTGTAAACCAGTTGTAGACAGTTTGTCGAGAGACGCCGAGAGCATAGGCAATCTTCGTGACGGGGAAGTCAAGATGAATCGCCCAACGCCCAAGCTGGTTGCCCAGAGACTTGGGCGTCCTTGCTACTTCGTCAATGATTTTTTGAGAGTAAGCCATAGTGGTTTTGTTAAGGCGCTAGGACACGCAGAACGGGAAACGCAGTCGTATGCATGTTTGGTGTATCTGACGAGGTAACGTTTCAAAACCCCGGCACACGCACTGCAACCGCCGACTGCGGCCTAGCGAAACTTTTAATTACTCATCGTCCCAATCAGCAACGATGTCGGCCAGCTTGTTCTTCTTAGCTGGGGCGGCCTCAACCTTGGCAGGGGCTTTGCGAACTTCGGGTTCCTCTTCCGCTTCTGCTTCAACAGCCTTGGCTTTCTTAGACTTGGCGGCTTTGGCACGCTCAGCCGCGATCGCGGCGTCTTCGTCTTCTTCCATCATCTCCCCCATAGGCTTAGCCGCAGGGCGCTTGCCTTCAATAGCCAGTGGTGCAGGGGCAGTAACGCCATCCACAGCGGCAGGGGTAGAAGATACAGCCTTCTCAGCATCCTTGGACGCGCCCTGTGTTTGCACAATCTCATACTCGTCATTGGTCAACCAACGCACAGGAGCAAAGATCAGCTTGGGTGACTCAGCCTTGGTGTCGAACTTCATGCGGGTCACTATGGCATCTAAGTTAACTGGTGGGGTCTGAGCCGCCATAGCACGGGCGAAGGCTTGCAGTGGGCGCTTGTCGCCTTCTTCTTTACCGAAGATGGACGTAGCGGGCAGGGTTACCTGTAATACATCGCCTTCAGGGTTGTTAGCCAAGACTACGGCCAAGCGCTGTTGGTAGCGGCAAGCACGGCTATTACCGTTGCCTGATCCTGCAATGTTCTGTGGGCAAGCCGCACAGGTAGAAGCCTGCGGATTCCTCACGCCTGCATCGGGTTTATCACCATCACCAGAGGTGCAGTCAGGGGGTGCAGCCGCCGCGTCCTTGTCGTAAGAGCCAGCGTAGAAAATACGGCTGACCTTGGGGGCAGCTTTAACTACGATTACATCTAAGAAGCGCTCGTCAATCGCGGCGATCTCCTTACCACCAGCAAGCAAGCGGAATACACCGCCCTTGATAGAGACGCGCTTCATGCCAGCACCGGCGTTAATACCGCCGGCCAAGGCCAAAGTAGTTGCAGATAGAGCCGCGTTCTTAGCGAACGACGGCACGTTTGAGGGGCTTAACATAGCAATATTGCTCATTTGTATTTCCGATTAAGTTGGTTTGCGTACAGAGATATCGTACTCAGAGGCTGAGTTGAGTCCGGGCGGTACGACCCCGGGGTTTTCGTCCAAGAACTGCTTCATGTTGGTCTGCGCGATGCGCTTCTCCAAAAGCTCAATGGCTTCGTGAGCCAAGATGAACTTTTTAAATTCGTCCCAGTCTTGCGTGGAGTAACGCGTCTTCACAGACAGCACCACTGTGCCTTCTGGAGTTCGTACAGATGTAACGCCAAGCGCTTTCATCTGGTCTTTCATTGCGTTCTTGATCTCGTCCTGTTGCGCCTTGAGTACTTCGACTTGCGTGTCGTACTCTTGGGTTAGGTCGGCAATCTTGCCACGCAGTTTGCGGTAGATTTTTGCTAGTTTGTCTAGCGGTACTGAGTCTTCTGACACTTGCTTCTCCTGTTTAATTATTGTCTAAGGTTGGACAGTTTACACGTAATTCAATTGGTTGCAACCCCCTTTCATGATTTAATTTCAGTCTCGAACATGTCGGTAAGAAGTAAGTTATCGCTAACTTTCCCTGCCAACGCACTAAACATCTTTCTCTCAATCGCGCTACCCTGAATGTGAATCACAGTAACTTTGTCTGAAGTTTGCCCCTTGCGGTCAGCACGGGCACAGCACTGGATGTACTGCTCCACGCTCATGAGTGGCCCGTAAAACACCACAGTATCAGCGGCAGTCAGCGTGATGCCGTGGGCTGATGCCGCAGGTTGCATGACCAGCACCCTAGGGTCAGCCTCAGTCTGGAAGCGATTGATCGTTTGCCCACGCTTGCTAGGCGTTACATCCCCGTGGATGCACTCATTGACAATGCCCTTCTTGGTGAGGTATGTGCTGATGGTGTCGATGGTGCTTCGGAACAGAGCGAAGATGATGACCTTGCGATCCGTCTCCTCCAGTATCTCCTCCAGTACCGCAAGCCTAGGCGCTGAGTCAAACTCCACGACTTCTTTGTCGTCTGTGTAAGCGGCTCCACAACTGATTTGCAAGAGCTTACTCACACCAGCGGCGGCATTGACTGCCGTGATGGTTTCCCCTGCGGCTAGCACAAGCATGCGCTCTTTGAGCATGTTGTAGTACTTGGCTTGCTGTGGTGTTAAAGCTACCTCACGCGTCATGGTAATGACAGGTGGTAAGTCAAGGCACTGCGCTTTGGTAAAGCGAATGGCAGGTTGCAACGCCTCGTGTACTCTCTCCTTGGCATCAATCTTTGGCGCCCACTTGAACAGCGTCACTTTGTTCATCACCTTGTCTCGCCACGCAGTAAAGAACCTAGGCACACCATCGGGGTTCACAAGTTTCGCCAAGCCGTACGCATCCACAGGTGACTGCGATGCCGGCGTTCCTGTCATCATCCACAGGTATGTAGTGGGCGTAAGGATCGAGTTAAGTGACTTCCATCTGCGTGTCGTGGGTGTCTTGTACGCGTTGGCTTCGTCAACAATCACCAAGTCAAACCGGCCATCGTTACGCACCTCGTTGGCGATCAAGTTAAGACCTTCGTAATTCGTGATTACAATTTCGTAATCACGCTGAATCATCTCAATGCGCCGACTAGCCTGCGCATGGTGCGCGATAACGGCAGAGCGATGAATGACGCTGTTGTTGATGTCGCCCATCCATGCGCTGTGCATGATAGACAAGGGGCACAGGACGAGAACCCTGCGCACTTTACCTAGCTTCATCAGGTAGTCAGCCGCCCAAAGAGCCGACAGCGTTTTGCCAGTGCCGGGTTCGGAGAACACGAACGCTCTCCTGTACATCGTCAAGAACGCTGATGTCTCAATCTGGTGAGCCATAGGCGTGTAACGCCCCGGCCAGTCGTAGCGCCGAATGATCGGCGAAGGTACATCTTTTACACCTAGGTTACGCAAGACCCGCGCTTCATCAAGACCCCAGTACACAGCAACGTCGTAGCCTCCGTCTGCACGGGGCATGGCCTTGCTCTTAGGGATGATTGAGTATTTGTGCGGGTTCCTTGTTCGTAAAATAAGTGCTCTGTCTTCTAAGATTTCCATTGCTTCTCCAAGCTATTATTTTCCGTTGTCGCTCTGATTGGCGCTCTTACTACGCAGGCGTGTATTGCCTGTTACTGACTTACCCCCTGCACGCAAGGGTTTGATGTGGTCGATGTCTTTGCCTGCGCGGTCAACACCTTTCTTGTCGTAGGCGCGGCGTGCTCTTTGACGTTCAACCTGATCCTTTGTTTCTCCAGTAGTTTTCTGAAGCTTGTATGCATGTTTGTAGTCACGCTTGCCGTTGGTTTGTGTCATGGTCAGAACTCCTTTAATTTTGCATCGCATGATCGGCTTAAACTCACCACTACACGAGGCTCGTGTGCGCTACCTTTGTGATCCATTACGTCTGCAATCAAGCGCATCGCCAAGATCGTAGCGCACTCTACGTGAAGTCCAATTGATCCATCGCTAGAAATTTCGTGATGCACAGGACGTACGTAACCGTCATGCAATACAGCGCTATCGCAAGCGCGTAGTGGGTCACCGCAAACATGGCATGTGTCTGGGTATGAGGGGTGAATATCATCTGGTTGTAAAAGAGACATAAATTTCCTTAGTGCTTAGGGTTAAACTCGCATCCGGTGACCTGACACCATCCGCATAGTGGGGTTTGATTGGGGTTCCATACGTCTGTCTCAAAACATGATTCAAGACGCGCAGTACGCTCACGATACTTCCACCAAAAGGCTTCAGACTGATCGCGTGTCATCTGCATCTTGACCATATCATTTTTCACAATGAACAGCAACGCAGAGTTAACCTTGCGGATGTGTGGAAAGTGCTGGAACACCATGAGTGACATCAACACAAGCTGATCCCTGTCGGGGTACTTGTTGTTGCCAGTCTTCCAGTCTCCCACCCAAGCCGTAAGGTTCTCGTCGTCCACGATCAGAATGTCAGCGATGCCCCGCACCCAAACATCAGGTGCTTTCCAGTTAGTAGGTGTAAGGTCAGCGCGTAGCGCCATCTCATACTCTGCTAGCTTTCTTCCGGGCTTGTTGAGCATGGCATCCACGACAGGCTGGAACTGCTCGTACTCAGGCGGTATAGGCTTTTGATCCCTGATGTAGTGCTCAATAGCTTCATGTACCTGATTGCCGTAACGCGTGGCCTCAGTCTCTTGGAAGGGATACTTCTTTAAGACCTTGACCTCGTGATACCTGCGTTGGCAACCTTCAAAATCTTTGAGGCTGCTGTGTGACCATGCTGGTTTTTTCATTCAAACTTTGCGTGTTGTATAGCTTCTGTTAATCGGTTGGCAAACTTGGTGACAAACGCTTCGTTGGAGTTAAGGCGGTGCTCGCCCATGTCTTTGAGAATTGTGTGTACGACCTCATGCCAAAACGTGTCGGCAATTTGTTCTGGTCGGAACTCCTTGCCTGTGGTGTTACTCATGCGTCCTAGTTGTATGCGTCTACTGTCGTAGTGCACACGCCCAATGACTGCTTTGTCAAGCATGGCTTCCACCACCTCGACTGAGTACCACCGCCTACCTACTCTTATTTTTGTTGGTATCTTCAATACTGCTTCTCCTAGTTTTTAGCTAACCCATAACGACGGTGCGCGCCACCGTCAGCGGACAATGGTATGCCTTGCATATAGCTTGGCTCCATAGTCATCTGCGCCAAGACCCAAGTCTTAGCTTCCTCTACCTCGGCATCAGGCACAACAGCAATCAATTCATCGTGCACCGTGCCTGCTATGAAGTATCTTTTAGATACCCGTAGCATTCCGTCAGTCATCACAATACGCGCCAACGCTTGCGTGACATTGTTGGTTATCTTGCCTGCATACAACTTGGTTGCATCGGCGCCGTAAACCCACTGGTCTCTACCCTCCTCGTCCTTCTCTCGTCTCAGATCGGGGTAGTGCAAGCACATTCCATTGGGTAATTCTATACGACCCTTGCGAAACGTCAAGCATTTATATGTGTACTCTGTGCCGTCGTACAACGCCGTCTCAATGAGCACTTCGCACAGCTTCCAAAAGGCCACAACAGGGTACGCTGTAGCTCTGTAGATGTCGATGATGCGCTTGCAAGCAATAGCGTGATACACCAACTCCTTTAAGCTACAGGTGTGCGGAATGTCGCGCATCTTGATTTCGGTATCCCGCCAATTGAGAAACTTGATAGCTTCCTTTTTTGTAGCACCTAGTGCAAGCGCAAAATCAACTTCATACCTTACGGGCGGTGCGCCTAGGAACCCCGTAGTAAGTTGAGACGCAAACGAAGCCCAACCCAATCCATAGCCACACCCAAGGAGAGCAGACTTTGCCGACTGCCTGAGATCAGGGTGAGACTCCTTACTGAGTCCGGGTATGTTAAACATCTGCGCACCGAACGCGGCATAAGGGTCACCGCCAGCCCTGAAGATGTCGAGCATGTCCTCGTAATCTGAAAGCCACGCGAGCACTCGCGGCTCAATCTGTGAGAGGTCACCCACAACAAGCTGATGCCCTTCGGGAGCCATTATCGCTTTGCGTAGGAACGAGCCTCGCTTGAGGTTCTGCATGTTGATGGCCGAACCCTTGCTTGCTGTCCACCGGCCAGTCTGCGCACCGTAGTACGAGAGAGGTACTGGTAGGGCGCCACGTTTACTAATGTCAAGGAACCGCTGAGCACGGGTACGCTCGGTAGTCGACTTAACCCTAAGACGCGCTTCACAAAGAAGGGCAACGTCCTCACGTTCACCGTTGAGCAACGCCTGAAAGAGGGCATCGCTCTTAGCCAGCGCAAGTGTTTCTTTCCCGGTAGTCTTACTGACTTTCTTTGGGGGAGCCACACCGAGGGTCTCAAGTAATGCTGCAAACTGTGGGTTCGACGCAAGTGCAGTTTCGTCCACGCCGAGCTTCTGTAATAGTGCTTCACGTTTTTCCTTCTCGTCTAGTATGGCGTCCGTCAGCATGTTGGGGTCAAGCTCAAGGCACGCACGGGTGTACATTTTCAGGGTCATATCGATGAGTCGAAGCTCCTTCGGTGGGTATCCTTTGCCCAGTCGATCAAAGATTCTTTCGCATAGATATACGTCGTGTTGGCAATAGTCCGATAGCTCAGATTCCAAGACCTTGTCCAACTCGGCCACACCATTGGTGCTGTGTACGGCTGTCCCTTTGGCGGGAAGACCAAAATCGATTGCAAGTTTGGCGAGACTGTTGCCAACCTCAACGCCTCTGAGAGCGCGCGCCATTGATA